AAGTAAAATGTTAAGTTATCATCTTTATCTTGTAGAGATAGCCATTCAATTAGTTCTTTTACTTTCATTAGTTTAACTCCAATTATCTACTGTTTCTAAAACAGTATGAACATCAAATAAATCTTCCCACTCTTCTAAGATTTCTGAATCTTGATAGTTAACGGAAGCATCTACAATAGACTCAATTTTTTGATTAACAAATCCAAATAGAGTATCGAACTGGTCATCAGTTAAATTAATTGTTTTCATCAGTTTCCTCTCTAATTGAATTGAACTCATACTCATAGAAATATTCATCTAAATTATAGTTGCAATCCTTATAATTACCATCTTTGTAAATTTGGATTGCTTCCTCTTCGGTTTCTGCTTCAATAGTAATGTCAGCATAACCAACAAACTTTTCTTCTATAACAAATGTTTTCATGGCAAATAAGTCTCCTTTGCAGCGCAAATAGAATCAAATAAATTGTCAAATGTTTGTGGGTCAAAGTCATCACTCTCATTAAGATAATCAATTATCTCTTCTTGAGAGCACATGATGTTGTATAAGTGGTCATACTGCCCTGTAGTTAGAGTAATAATATGTCTAACTTTGTTTGATTTAGTTTTCATTTGCGAAATCCTCCCATAATACTGAACCGCCGTAAAATTCTTTGTCATAACCATACTTAATAATAAGTATGTCTCTTACTCTCTCTCTATCGAGTGAGTCGCCATCGCCCCAAGTAAAATGATCATCATTACGTTTGTTTACCTCATGTAAGTAATCATAGGTAGCACTTAGTATATCTACCTTAGTGACTTGTCTGTCTATATGGACATTTTTGTCTGTATCGACATTGTATAGAGGATATAATGCCTCTTTTTTGTCGCCGTAGAATGAATAAACATAGTCAACAAAGTCTGTTAACATATCATTGAGATAAGTGCTTGAGATAGTAGAGTAACCAGAATCCATAAAAACCTCGTTTGTTATAGTATAATTATAATCGGTAGAGTTGAGAAATCTACCGATAGTGTGCCACTAATTAAAGTGGTTTAAAAGTTTTGACTAAAGATATGCCCGTCATTAGACTCTACATAATCGTAGGTTAGATTCTCCCAACTTGCCTCCCAATCTATCTCTATCCAACTTGGCATATTTCTAGGAACATCGCCACAATCTTCAGCAATATTTTGGGCAAACTCAGCGCCATTCTTATAACAACCCATATAGGCGTCACGGCAACTTGATACGCTTTCAATATCAAAATTGTTTAGGAATGCTGAAACAATATCAGTACCAATGTCATCTACCATATCGGCATACTCTTCAAAATATAATTTGAATTTCTCTTCTCCATGTTTTTCAACAAAATCAACAAGTTCATCTTCGTCCCAACCGAATGTATTCTCTAGGAACTCTTCGATTTGAGTTTGTGTCTCTTCAGAATAGGAAGTGTAGAGTGGCATAAATCTCCTTTGGTGGTATGACTCTATATTAATCCATCAAGGCAACAATTCAATAAAAAATAGACACTAATAAAACTGGCACACTAATACATTGCCATGTTCGATTCCCATATTATTGTATCGTCATGTTTATTTTTTCTTCTTTTAATTAATTCTACTTCATGCCAATTTGATTCAAAGCAACATAAACAAACGTGAATACGTTTATGGAAAAATGTGCTTAGATCACAATCTGGGCGAGGTTTAGTGGCAATCTCGAGCGAAAAATATCTCGCAGGCGTTTGCCAACCTTTTTTCTGTTCAGATTTATCGGCAACAAAATATACCCAACCTTTATGGACTTGACCTAATTCTGTAGTCCATATTACATAATCGTTGACTTGTGGATTATAACCAACGCTCATTCTGTAATGTCCAAGCGGTTACGTCTCGTAGTCTCTCAACTACAGTAGCATCAGGTGTCCACCCCAAATCTCGCATCTTACTGCCGTCTAGTGCATAACGTAAGTCATGGCCTGGCCTCGATGAATGAAAGTCAACCATTTCATATTTTAATTTCTTATCTTGTGCTTGAGCAATTATCTGGGCGAGTTTTAGATTATCTAACTCTTCAGCACCTACGACATTAAACTTAGGGCATTTAGCATTGCCCCATGATTTATCAAATTTACCTTTATAATTGAGTAGAAACAATACAGCACTTGCAACATCATCAGCGTGTATATAGTGTCTTGAGCCAGGCACAGTTCTCGTGCTGTCACTATGGATAGTGACCTTCTCGCCGTCTCTTATTCTGCGAATACACATAGGTATATACTTCTCAGGGTGTTGTCTCTCGCCAAATACATTCATAGTGTGAGTTATATAAACTGGTAGTTGATATGTATTCTCGTAGGCAACTGCTAACTCTTCTCCGCCTGCCTTGGTAGCACTATATGGATTTGTAGAATTATATCTATCATTCTCTTGATACTTGATACCGTCAGGAGCTGGCCCAAATACCTCATCAGTACTGAAATATAGAAATCTTTCAAGGTGGTCGAGTGACCTCGCAAAGTCTAATATATTACAAGTACCCACTACATTATCCATTACAAATTCCATTGGATAATCAATACTTCTATCTACATGAGAGCCAGCAGCAAGATGTAAAATATAATCTACCTTGCCAATCTCTCGTCTTACGAGTGGATTTAATTCTGCCTTTAAATCATGCCAAACTACCTTAACTCTCTTTCTCTCATTCGGTGTACATTCATATTGTAGTATATCATTGAGACGATTGAGATTGCCACTATAATCAAGTCTATCAAGTGTAACTATATTCCAATCTGTTTGAGTTAGAATACGGGCAATCAAGTGGTGTGCTATAAATCCAGCACCACCAGTAATCAATGCAGTTTTCATCTGTTAGTTTCTTCTTCAATAGATAAAGTTTCTGAATCATCATCTTGAAATTGAATGAAAAGCCATTGATATGACTCATCATCGCCAAGTGAAAATTCCTCAAAGATAGAGTGTGCTTCATCAAACATTTTTAAATCTACTAATTCAGTTAATCTTTGACAATAATAGTTTTCAACTTGAGTAATGCACTCTTCTTTGTCTTTGTCCATGATTATGTATAATAGGGTGCGAGAAACAAAAACTGTTCTCTGTCGAGGGTGGCACTAGCAAGTGTTCTCTGTCGAGGGTGGCAGTTTTGTTTCCCATTTTTATTATAGAGCATCTAAGTCAGAATGGCGAGCCCTTTGTGACACTTTCTTTTCTGGCATAGGTGTGTACTCATAACCATACATTTGTAAGTAACCTTCAAATGATGAGTCTGGTACTTTGCCTTCCCAATATTCCTTCTCAGTATAAACTTTTTTAGTTTCAATTAATTTCTCAGTTTCTAACTCGTCACTCTCATCAGCATTTGTATGATGTGTAACTTCTTTTAATGTTTTAAGATAATCTAAAACGTGTTGTCTTATTTCCATAAGTTGTTCATAACAACCTTGATTATGAGCGCAACCACGCAAATCGTGGTCAGGTTTCATAACTGACTCTGTGAATAGAGATAATGCTCTATCATATTTGATAGCTGGTGTTTCTTCCCCAACTGAGGCTTGGTCTTTCATTGTAGTAAGATAGTAATTTTACTAATTGCTATTGTCGCTAGAAAACATAACATAATTACAACATCATATTGTTTATGGTTGATGTAAAAGGGCATACAAATAACATCAGCAATAACGTGAATAATCGCACCATAGAGTGTTGATATATGTAGTATAACAAAATATGCAACAATAATCAAGCAAGAACCAGCGACTCGACCAGCAATTAATAATTTCATTTAATTAATTATTTACGATTGAAATTGCTGGTTCGCCTTTGTTGAATACAGTATCAACAACCGCTTCAACTTTGCGAGCAGTGCTAATTCCAACTTTGCTATAGACAGGTATGCAAACTAAACCAAACGTCTTTGTGGCGTCGCCTAGACGTATCACACGTCCAATAGTTTGACTTATACCTATGTAGTCCATACTTCTTAGAAATAGAACTGCTTCCAATCCATTGACATTGATACCCTCAGATAGAATACTATGATGTAGAACTACAAACTTTTTAGTTGTATCTCTACCCCAAGCGTTAAGAGTATTAAAGAACTCTTCTCTATCAACCTTCTCGCCATCTACGATAGCGCCAGTTTTAGATGTGATAGTCAACCATGAATAACCACGCTCTGCTAACTCTTCAATGAAATCTGTTTGAGATAATAGAGAAATGATTTGTTTAGTTGACTTAGCACATATCAATACCTTATTCTTACATATATTATCAATCGAGTCAATCATCTGTTCGCAATCACGCTCAGCAACTAACTCATCTTTATGTAGTATTCTTGATTGATAAACTTCAACTTTAGGTGGTAAAATGTAACCTTCTTTAACTAACTGTGGAGCAGGCACTTGACATAATACATTACCATACTCTGGCCAGTTCATACCCGCCTTAACAGGCGAACGACTATGCTTTGGTGTAGCAGTAAAGAAGTAACATCTTTCAGCAAGATGAGAGAAGTGTTCAGTAGCAGGGAAAAAATTCTTCTGAACTGAATTATGTGCCTCATCAAAATAGATAGTATCAACTTCAATATCAAGTGACTCTTGTATCTTGTGTAGTGAATGATATGTTGTAAAGATTAGAATATTCTCTGTGCTGTTGTGATACCAATACTCAAGTTGGTCGGTCTTAGTTGTGCTGTTGTGATGTGTCTCTCCACTATGAACATGAATCACATCAACATCAGTAATATGCTCAAGAAACTCTGCTGATAGTTGATTTGCAAGTAAAATACGAGGAGCAACTACAACAATAGTTCTTGGCAAACTATCTTGAGAAAATCTTTTCTTAGCATCTTCAATCATACACATAGTCTTACCACCACCAGTAGGAACAATGACTTGTCCTTTGGTGTTGTTAGACATTGCTTGTACAGCTTTAAGTTGATGTGGTCTTAGTTGCATAGTATTTTAGTTGATATATTCATTATAATAGTTTTGATAGGTTTGTCTGCATATCATGTGACAGATTTCTATGTGGTACATATAGTGTTCCATACTTACCAAATACATCATTGAATCTATCTAAATCTTTGCCAAGATATACAACTGCTGATTGAAATGGTGCAGCACCTCTACCATCGCCAAACTTAAGTCTCTTGTTGATGGCAAGCCAAGGATACTGTGAAACTGACTTCCACCATCTTGTTGAAACATCTAACTTAATTAACAGTATTAACTCTTTAGCATATCCTAATTCATATTGTGATACAGCATAAGGCACCCATGTCTTACTATCACTATATGGGTGGTTCATAAAGACTCTATCAGCAATCCACTTATGTGCTAGTCCATTTGTCTCCTCTGTATATACCTTTGTAGCAGGCACATTCGGGTTGTTCTCATCATTAGAACAAGGGTCAAGGTCAATCTTACCAAAGAATTTAATCACATCGCCTACAAAATCTGGCGGTGTGTTCCAACAATCAGTTTTGTTTCCTGTTGTTGCTGTGAGTGCTGCAAGTGCTGATGATGCCATGTTTTTAGTTGAATAATTGTTTTTCAAAAGTTGTTGTAAGGTAAAAAGCCATTGGTTTATCTTTTAATATTCTTCCGTTGTATTCTAAAGGAATATAACCACCAAGTTTTGTTTTGTTTCCTTTAGTTCTAATCTGTAATAGTTTGTTCTTACCATTAGTAGTGTGAAGTATTTGACCAGTTTCGTATGACTCTCTTATTCTATCACAAATATAGTTGTAATCTTCTTCTAATTTATTGTATAAATCTTGATGAGTTTGTGGATTCAATACAACTGA